TCTTTCTTATTTCAGGAGTATCTGCAGAAGTAAGAGCCTTGTCTGTATTTGTAGATTTATTAGTTGTTGATACAACTTGCGTTTCTGTTCCAAATGTCGCGGTTCTTTTGAAGGTAATATGGTATTCTGTAGAATGAGTAGTAACGCTTGTATTGATTGGTGTTAATACTGTTATCTTGATTGCAGTAACTCCTTCTGGTTTGGTAAAATATTGAACGCCTCTTGATTGTTTTATTTGTACGCTGGCTGGCGCATCTTTTATTGCGTCTCCGCCTTTTCCTTCAAATTCTAAAAAACCTATTTCTCTATTAGCTATTACTTTTTCAGCCGCTGTTCCGTTGGCGGCGTATTCAGCTAAGCATGCTTTTAAGTCTCCTTGCTCTTTAGTATTTCCTGCGTCTAGGTGAAATTTATCTATGTCGCTTACGCCCGGCAGAGACCTGTCGCCTAAATATACTTTTATTTTTCTTTCTTTTTTAAAAGTTCTAAGAATTGTTTCAAGATAAAGAGTTTCGCCCTCCGAATCAACATAGCTTATTTCATATCTTTTTGGCAGGCCTCCTTTGCTATATTCAAAAGCATACTCTCCTTTGGCAGAGTCTACAGTTAAATCAAAGTCTGTACTAAGTGCGGTTGGAGTTTGTTTTGTATCATAAGCTGGCGCGCCATCAACATTTTTCTCTGCATATATTTTAACTTCTACCTCTTCAGTTACCTCAGATTCTTCGCAGACATCTGGAGTTATTTGAGTAGGTTCGTAATAATTAGTTGGAGTTAAAACGCTTAGCTTGTATTCTTTGTCTGGAGTAAACTCGATAGCTTTATCTATGATAATAGAATTGCCAGTAATTGGAAAATCATCAGAGCTAATTGTCGAGGGAACCATGCTGGAAGGTATTATGCCGGAATTTAATTCCTGAACTTCAAAAGTCCTACCAGCTAAATTTCTATCACTTCTAAATTCGTCAAATATTTTTATGACGTCGCCCGGTCTGATATACATTCCTTCTTGACCGGCTGTAAATGTAACGCTTTCAGTTTCCAGTATCTCACTTTTAAGTATCCACTCTCCAAATCTTCTAGCTTGGCCTTCGCTGGTACAGCCAATTGCGGAAGTTTCAATTTCTCTTATACCATATCTTTGTATCCCCGCCTCGTCTTCTGTATAAGATATAGCTGGTTGATAGTTGTTATTTTTATCATTGTATCTAACTATGGCAACCGTGTGCCTTGCTTTTTTCGCAGAAGAAGTATAGTTGAAAATTCCGTCTACAACGTTAGAAGTCGTAAATTGATATATCGCATCTTTTTCTCTATCTTGAGAAACATATATATTGCCAAAAGCATAGTAAACCAAAGATCTAAAAGCTGAAGCTAAGTCGTTAACAACTTTATACGCTTCTTCTCTTGAGGTAATTATGTGATTCAGGGTAAATCTTGGTTCGAGCCCACCTTTACCATCAGGAACTAAAACATCACAATATTTAGCTATGTCATAAAGTGTCCATTTATCTACATATTGCGAGTCAATATATTCACCTAATCCGTATCTGTTGTTAGTTATTAAATCGTAAAAGCACCAAGCTGGATTGTTTGTCCAAGCTTTATCTACTTTGAAACAACCGTCCCAAAAACCATCTGGCTCAGTATAGGTTCTTTGTATTGGGTCGTAAGTTGTTGGTATTTTTACTTTTAACAGTTTAGTGTCGTAAGCTCTCTTGGGTATCCTTGAGAAAAATTCTGCGCTAAATTTAGAGTACGCCATTGCGCTGTACGGATATCTAAGTTTAGAATCGTAGACTTCTACTATTGAGTCCACATAGCTATCATTTTTTAAGAAAGTATGAACTGAATCTGGAGTAAGCCTTACTATTTTTATTTCCCAGCCATTAAAAAAGTTGTAAAGGTTATCGTTTTCTCTTGGGTTTAATTCTTTCCAAAGACCTGTGTTGAAGCTTATGTCTACGCTTCTAACGTAAGCTTCTTCTATTCTGCCGAATATTTCATCATTAATATCTGGCGTTGGTTTCCAAGCTGCATAAAGTGTGGCATTCTGATTTTCTGGTTCTGTCCCTTGGTCAATTGTAAGATTTCTAGTATCAAAAATTGGGCGCGTGTAGATTTGGTATTTAATTTTTCTGGCGCGCATGTCTCCGGCGCCGTACGCCTGCTGCTTGCCTCTTTTTGCATGTTTCTCTGGTTGAGCAAAAAATCCTCTGTCATCCTCGTCTCCTTTTTTCTCCTTTATATTATCATTATGGTCGTCTTGTATTTGCTCTAAAAGTCTAGCGACTCTTATATTGACTCTTACTCCTACGCATTCTTTATTTGATATAGTGTAAGTCTTGGCGTTTCTGTCTATCTCGCCTAGTACAGTTGGAGAATTTGGAGAAGTGTTTCTATTGTAATAACCGGGGGCATTATTTAAGTCTATTGTTGGGCCATAGAGTCTCTCGCCTATATTCCTAAAAAGAGTTAGTTCAAAGTCTTCCGAACCTTTAAAGTTTTTATCATTTGGCAAGTTTGGATTTAGAGTCGGAAGCTTGCCTTGAGGTAATCCGTTTGTTGTCTCTACATTTATTTCTTGGAAGTTGTAAAACCCGTCTTTGTCAACTACAGGAACTTCATTCCAATAAATAGACCTTAGAAATCCTAAGCCAGTGTTGCAGTTGCCACTTTCGTCTAAAGCTGTATAAGCAGTGAAAATAGCTTCTTGATATCCAGTTTCTTCTTCTGTGCCACGAAATTCGTATTCGCCGCTAACTATACCTTCAATTTCGCCTTCGGAGATTAGGTCTACTACATCTATTTCAGAAAGAGATACATATAGACCGGTAGGATCGCCAGTCCTTGCTACTCCCAATTCATCAAATATTGCCTGACGTGGCTCTGGTGCGTCTCCTTTTCCCATTTTAGCTTTGGTCCTTTTCTATAGGGATGCTTCTATCAACTACAAAGTCATCGCCATCTGCTGTAACGATTGTAGTTCCGTGTTTAATAATTTTGTTTTCTGGTCCGCATTCATCCGCTTTGCCTTTGGTACTCGTCCAGTCTTTTCTTCTCCGCGCTATCATTTTTTGAACCGTTCCAGCATTATTTTTAACTTTGTCTCTATAATCTAAGCCGTAGTATTCTTCTCCCCAGTAAGGATACTTGGTCAAGTCTCCAATTTTTCTATTTTTCGTTTCTCCGGAAGCAACGTCAAAAGTTTGTATCGAAGACTGTATTACTTGGCTTCCAACCAAAAGTCTTCCGTACCCTATATAAACAGGCCCACCTTCCCTAACAGTGTTTTCTGGCCCGGAAAATAAATAAGATCGCCTACCGCCTCCTTCTATCTCTCTGAAATCTCCGAACTCTGGCATCGGCATAAGTAAGTTGGCTATTCCGGCGGCCATAAGGCCAATACCTCCAACAACCAAGCTTCCCCCCAAGAAGGTCCCAACGCCAACCCAAACCCCCAAAGCTATTAAAACTATACCTGTAACTATTGCGAACACATCTTTAAAATCGGCACCTTCTATAACCGGAACAATATCTATTGATTCTAAGTTTTTGTGATTCATAGCAAGCTCTGAAGAGCGTACGCCTTCTTCAGTATCCAAATCCTGAGACTCGTCGTATAGAAAATCTTTATTGTTAATCAGAACTCTATACTTTATATTATCTTTGTCGTTTTGTATGAAGCTACTAAAAAGCTTTTTACTTTGCGCGTCAATGGCTCTGAGGGCTTCTCCAACGGAAGAAACAGATAGTTTCCAGATGTCTCTACCGATTTGATCAGCTAAGACTCCGTGCAATTTTATTGAAACTAGTTTATCCTTCATTTTTACAATATCTATACACGTCCACAAGTTTTGCTTTGTAAAATTTACCCAGTTCTTCTATGGATGGGTATCTATTTACAGCATGGTGGTAAATTTTGTTTTGTCCCAAATATATTGCGAAATGATCGTAAATTGGCGTAGCTTTACTTTTGAAAATGCACATACATAATATATCATTCTCTTTCATCTCTTCTTTTTTGTCTAATTTTCTTAGACCTTTGTTTACTGTAATTACATCTTGTATGGCATTTGGGAATTTTTCAAACCATTTAGAGCTCCAAGATTTATTATGCCTAGCT